TGGCAATGCAGCTTGCATATTTTAAACGACCAGATGGTAAGCCATTTAGAGTATTATATCTTGATCCTGAAACTGGTTCAATTGATGACTATCTTGGAGAACTAGAAGCGAATGGTGTAAATCTTGAGAATATTTATATTGTATATACACAATCTCTTGGTGAAGTAAGACAGTATATTGCAAAAGTAAAAAATGGTGAAGATTTTTATGAATTAGACGATGATGGAATGGAAACAGATAATGTAGTTCTTGATGCTGACGGAGAACCATTTAGAGCAGATGCAATTGTTGTAGATGGAACTACAATCCTTAATCTTACAGCAAAACAAGGACTTGTTGAATTTTCTAAAAAAAGAAATAAAGTTAAAGCAGATAAAGATGGACTTGTTGGAGATGCCAGACTGGTAAAAATTGAAGGTGCAGGAATGGAGCTGAAAGATTATCAGACAATTAATTTCAAAGGACAGGATTTAATCCTTGATCTTATGGCTTCTGGTGTTCATTATATTGTTACTGCTAGAGAAGCAGATGAAAAGAAAACTATTAGGCAATCTGATGGAACAACAACAAGTGTCGTAACAGGTAGAAAAATTCCAGATGGATTTAAAGGCATGTCATATAATACAAAAACTGAAATTCGCATGTTTAGAAACGAAGATGGAACTGTATGTGCACATATCAAAAAAGATAGAACTCATACACATGCAGATAATTCTATTGTAGAAGATCCAACATTACTTGATTGGCAGTCCGTAATTGATAAAACAGCAGATAAAAAATCATTTGTCGTTAAAAATGACTTAACAAAAGCAGTTGATGTAGAACAAGATATTTATAGCAAAGAAATTCTTGGAAAAGTTGGTGAACCAGATATGTCTGAATCAGACAATAATGTATCTAGTTCAGTAAGTACTGATGTAGAAGTTCTTAAAAAAGAAATTATTGCTAAAAGAAATGCACTTCCACCAATGGAGAAGAGAGCAATGAAAGAAAAACTTGAAGCAGCAGGTCTTCCTACAGCATACAAAAATGTTACTGATGTTGAGATTCTAAAAAAAGTATTAGAAATGTTTGAGTAATTAAAAAAATATTCACTACCTGGTTATATAAACTGGGTAGTGTTTGAAGGTATTATATGAGAGTTGATTATAAAGATGTTATAAAAAAAAGGGCACCAAAATGTTTTTGTTGTAGAGAACAATTTGAACTTCATAGAGGACACAATGATGATAGTATTTTATTTTTCGACAATCATTTTTTTCATAAAAAATGTTTTGTTGAAAAGAATAAAATTATTAGATTATGTCATGAATGTAAACAAGAAATAGAACTAATTAAAAATAGTGATAATATTGTCCGTTACGATGGAAGATTTTATCATAAAGATTGTTTTATACAATGGTGTAATGGAACAAAGCACCGTAGTCAAAAAAGACAATT